TGCCTTTACCAACTTCATGACCGTCGCGCTGTTCAACGCGCTGGCCAAGGTTCCGACCAAACTGCGCCAGACACCGGCCGGCCAGCAGGTTTTGATCGATGCCGCTGCGCAGGTGGGCGAGAAGTTCATCGGTAACGGTTACTTGGGTGAGCGCCTGTTCACCAACGATGCCGGCGAGGAAGTGTTGAGTCGCGGCTACGAGATCCTGACCAAGGCCGAAGACATCTTGCTGATCTCCGACGCTGAGCGTGCTGCGCGCGGCGCGGCGCCGATCGTAATGCGGATCTTCCGTGCCGGCGCCATCCACACCGTCGACCTGACGGCCAACGTTGAATAAGGGGCGCTGACCAATGTCACTTTCCGATCTTTCTGTAGAAAACACCATCGTCGTCATTACCACCGTCGGCGTGATTGACGACTGGGGTCGCACCGACCCGCCCTTCACGGTTGAGCCAATCGACGACAAATCGACCCTGAGCCGAGGCCTGGGCGGCAATGCGGTCAAGTTCACCCGCAAGAACCCCGGCATTCGCCTGACGCTCAACCTTCTGCCTGGCAGTCCGCAGGCGATCGCCCTGCAAGCCATGGTCAACTCTGGCACCGAAGTGTCCGGTTCGTATGCCTCGATCGCCGGACTTGAAGGCGCTGTCTTCTCTGAAGGCGTGTTCACCCGCGGGAAGTCGATGGCGCGCGGCGGTCCAGGTATGAACGACGCGACCTTCATCGCTGAATTCAACTCAGGTATCGCGCAATGAATCAGGCCGAAGCCCATATCCGATCGATCGAGCATGACGGCGTGACCTACCGCTTTGCGATGCCCAGCGCCGAGAAGCAGCGCGCCGTGTTGTTCCGGCTCGGCAAGTACGGCGTCGAGCCGATGATTCGCGGACTGGCCTTGGCCGAAGTTGGCGCGGCGTCGTCGTTCATGGTTGCCGGCGGCATCGTCGGCACCATGCTCGCGCGCATGCCAGAAGACGACTTCAACTTCGTCTGCGACTCCATGCTGGGCAAGCTGTTCAAGGATGGCTCCACCACTCCCGTGACCATGGAAGACTTCTCGGGCCGACTGAAAACCTACTTCACCCTGGTCGTGATGGCTCTCGGTAACGTCTTCGAGGATTTTACCGGACTCCTGACCCTCTTCCAGAAATCTACCGATTCAGCCGAGGCGGTGGGTTCGAGTCAGGAGCCCGGCTAAACCCGGCGGTCGACTGGGAGCTGTGGCGGCCATGCACCGGAATCCCCGGGCTGTGTCCGCCGCTATGCACCTACAAGGACCTGCAGGACGGCACCTATTCGCTCGGCTGGGTCAAGCGGGCGAACCTGGTCATGGATGAAATGATCTACGCCCGCCGCCTGGACGAAGCCAATCGCCAAAACTAGCCCTGCACTCGCGGGGCTTTTTATTTTCAAGGAGCCGGCCGTGAAGGTCTTGGAATCGTTTCTCATTGCGCTCGGCCTCAAGGTCGACGAAAAGTCGTTCCAGGCGGGCGAGACGGCGTTTAGCGGCCTGACCAAATCGGCTTTACAGCTCGGCACCGTGTTGGCGAGCAAGCTGGCCATCGACAAGGTGGTCGGTGATTTTAAAAACGCCGGCACTGAACTGAACAATTTCAACAAGTTGACCGGGCTCAGCACGCAGAACGTGCAGATGCTCGGCCAGGCAATCAAGGCTCAGGGCGGCAGCGCTGCAGATGCGTTCGCCGACCTGACCAAACTGCAGGATCTGATGGCCTCGCCTATCACCGGAAACACCGGGTGGTTTGGCGACGTGGCCAAGCTCGGGCTGGATCCTGACGCAATCATCGGCGCGCAGGACACCGCCGAGGCGCTGACCAACATCGCCAAACAGTTCGAGACCATGTCGCCGCTCAATCAGCGCCTGGCCGGTAACGCCCTGGGCCTGAGCGAATCCACCGTGCGCCTGCTGATGAAGGGCAGCGTGGAAGCTCAGAAGCAACTCGACGTGCGCGGCAAGCTGGGGATCATGACTCAGCAGCAGATTGACGACGCCGCCCGCCTGACCAAGGCGTCCAGCGAGCTTGACTTGGTCTTCACCGACATCGGCAACACCATTGCCGGCGAACTGGCTCCGGCCTTTGCCGACATGGCCGAGGACTTCGTCGCCTTCTATCGCGACAACAAGGACCTGGTCGACTCAGGACTGAAGGAGTTCTTCGGCGAGCTGGCCGACAATATCGAGCTGGTGGCAATCGCCATGGCGTTATTGGGCGGCAGTGCTGCACTCAAGGGCATCGCTTCGCTGCGGGCCATTGTCGGTCTGAGCGGCGCAGCAAAAGCCGCTACAGCCGGCGCTGGGGCTGCCGCCGCTGGTGGCGCGTCCATGCTGGCGGTGGCCGGCGGCAGTGCGGCTGCCCTGCTTTATTCGAGCAAACTCAACGAAGGCGAAGACACCGAACTGCTGAACAACCGTCTGAAGAAAGGCGGCGGCGAGGCAGTGGGCGCGACTGTCGACTTCTTTATGGCGAAAGGCTGGACCCGCGAACAGGCAGAAGGCGTTGCGGCCAACCTGGAGCAGGAAAGCGGATTCAAGGCCGACGCAGAGGGCGATGGCGGTCAGGCTTACGGCCTGGCGCAATGGCACCCAGATCGGCAGGCGGACTTTGCCAAGTTCTCTGGCAAGGATATCCGCAAAGCCACTGGGGCCGAGCAGCTGGAGTTCATCAACCATGAGCTGACCCGTGGCAAGGAGAAGGCCGCCGGCAACAAGCTCAGGATGGCGGAAAACGCATATGACGCCGCGTCGATCGTCTCCCGTGAATACGAGCGCCCGGCCGACAAGGACGGGGAAGCATCGCGACGTGGAGAGCGGGCCGCTTCCTACGGCGCTCGCCCGGCCATTGTCCAACAGCGCGCCGCGCCAAGTGCATACGACGCCAGCTCGGTCGTCGCGCCGAATGCCGCCGCTCCGGATGCTGCTTCACCGAAGTCGCCAGCCAGGCCAGGCGAATCAGCCGCTTCCTACGTCGATAACCGGGTGTTCAACATCCACGGCGCCGACACCGAGAAGGTCAAGCAGCTCTACACCGAGCAGCTGAGCAGCCTCACCGAAAAAACGATGCAGGACTTCAGGAGCCCTGAAAAATGAGCCTGATGAGCATCTTTACAAAGACGCTGCCGAAAATTGGTCCGCTGGAGTTTGATGCCAAGATCGAAGGCTCGACCGACAAGGCTGTGTACCTCACGCAGTTCCCGGTCGAGTTCGGCGCCAACGCCAACGACCACGCCATTCTTCTGCCAAATCGCTACCTTCTGACCGGGGCCGTCTCCAACACCCCTCTCGGCCTGGATCTCAGTGACATCGGCATGATGGGCGTTGGTGCGGTGGCTACCGCGGTCGGTGGCATTGGTGGGGCGGCGATCAGCGCTGTCTCGGCCTACCTGCTGTCGGGTAGCGACGAGACTCGGGCTTCCACAGCATGGGCCTCGCTGACCGCCATCCTCGAAGCGCGAGCCAAGTTCGACCTGGACACCGGCAAGGAAATCATGCGCGACATGATGCTGATCCGCCTGACCGAGCGTACCCGGCCAGAGAACGAGGATGGCCTTTGGTTCTTTGCCGAGCTTCAGCAGGTGCGAATCGTCAGCTCGAAGGTCGGGCAAGGCGTCACCTCGGCGGATCAGCTCATGAAAAACGATCCCGTGACTACCCAGGGCGCACCCATGGTCAATACCGGTGACACGGCTGTCGAGGTGATCCAATGAGTCGTTACAAGGTCGACATCCAGGCGCTGCCGGCTCAGACGTTCAGCGCCCGGCTTGGCAAAAACACCCTGAACATTGAACTGCAGTGGATGGCGCGACTTGAAGTGTTCCGGGTCAACATCCGCACCTCGCTGGGCGCCACCCTGACCGCTGGGCGCTTCCTGCTGCCGGGTGTCGACCTGCTCGCCGGCCTGTACCCGCCGCCGCAAATCAGCTACGGATCCCTGGCGCTGGAGGGGGATCAACCGACCCCGGACAACCTGGGAGTCGCCAACTTACTGGTGTGGTCCGATGAGTGATGAAATCTTCCTGCGCAGCTACCGGCTGAAGATGGGGCGCCCGACCGGTGTGAGAATCTACGAGATGCGGGTCGGCGATATCGTTCCGGGCGACAACGACGGACTGCGCATCACTTTCCAGGCTACCCACTTCGCCGGCAACGCCCTCAGCGTGGCTGAGATCACCATCTACAACGTGTCCGCCTACGCCGAGCGCCAGATGCTCGGCCATGGACTCAACAAGAAGTACGAGTTTATTTCGCTGGAAGCGGGCTACGACGGCCTGTTTGGCGCGGTGTTCGTGGGCCAGATCGTCAACGTGCAGCGACACCTAGAGGACGGCGGCGCCACTAAGGGCATCCGCTTCTTCTGCAAGTCGTCCGGCAAGGAGCGCGACCAGAACGTGATCAACCTCACCCTGTCGCCTGAAACCGACCCGGTGCAGATCATCGAGGCCTGTGCCGAGCCGTTCGGAGCGGAGATCCAGTTTTACGGCGACTTCTCCGAACTCAAGCGGCGATCACGCGGCACTATCCTGCAGGGCAGCCCAACGGACTGCATGAATGAGCTGGCCGAGGCTTTCCAGTTCGACTGGATGGTCGAGAACGGTGCCATCAAGATCATCAAGCGCGACTTCGCCCTGTCCAATCAGGTCTACGTTATCAGCGCCGGCACCGGGATGATCGGCTCGCCGGTGGTGACCGACACCGAAATCGGCATCCGCTACACGCTAAACCCCAAGATCAAGCTGGGCGACACCATCAAGCTGGAATCGATGGCGCCTCGCTTCGAGTTCTCCGGGGCGTTCTTCTATGACATCCCGCGCACGATTGGCGAGGGCTTCTACAAGGTCAACTCGCTGGTGTTCGCTGGGGATTCTCACGGCGACCAATGGGAAAGCCAGATCAGCTGCCTGCGCATTGGTGCGGCGGCACAAGCCGGAATTTCGCAAAGGGCCACCCTATGACCGATCCGCTCGCCTCCAGAACGCAGGCAGAGTTCTCCAAAATGCTGCGTGAGGTCTTCGGCGAGTACCTGAAGGGCAACATGCGCACCAGCGTACCGGGCCATGTGCTGAAGTTCGACCCGGCCACCCAGATGGCGGAAGTGCAGATCGGCTTGATGCTGGAGGATCGCCTGGGCAATCAGCAGGCTCGCCGCCCGATTATCTGTGTCCCGGTCCAGTTCTGGGGCGCTGCCGGCGGCACGCTGGAATGCCGGGTCGCCAATGGCACCGAGGGCGTTCTGTTCTTCTCGCAGGAGTGCATCGACTCCTGGGTTGACCAGGGCGGCGTGGCAATCAAGTCCGAGCCGCGGCGATTCTCGATCAATGACTGCTACTTCATCCCCGGTATCCGCTCGATCCCCGGCGCGATCAGCAACTTTGCCAACGATGGCATCCGCCTGCGCAGCAACGACGGCGCTCGGTATGTATGGCTGAAAGATGACACCTCCATTGGCCTCAGCAATGGGCTCGGGAGCATCACCATCGGGGCTGACGGCATCGTCAATATCAATGGTGTCACGATCACTCCGGGCGGACTTGTTCATACGGACAATGACATGCAGGCAGGCGCGATAAGCCTGAAGTTGCACAAAACCTCCGAAGTCCAATCGGGAAGCGGAGTAAGCGGAGTGCCAATCCCATGACAGTGCGAAAACTGGACGCCGACGGCGACCTGGCCCTGGGCCCGCAGGAGTTCCTGACCGGCTACAGCGCCGAGGAAGTTGCGCAGAACGTGCTGACTCGCCTCAAGTTCTTCTTGGGCGAGTGGTTCCTCGACACCGCCGACGGTACCGACTGGTTCGGCAGCGTCCTCGGCAAAGGATCGGCCCTGGCATCGCGCGAATCAGTGATCCGTCGCCGAATCCTGCTGACCCCAGGCTGCGCCGGCATGACGGCCTTCAGCGTGACCACGGACATTGCTACGCGACAGCTCACCGTGAGCGCATCGATCGTCAGCAGCTCAGGCGATAGCGCCGATATCAATTATGTGCAGGCGGTTATCTAATGGCTGAAATCACCGAACAAGGCATCACCGGGCGCTCGCTCAACGAGTACTTGGGCGATATCGAAACAAGAACACTGGCGATCGATCCTGACTGGAACATCGATCCCGACTCCCCGGACGGTCAGCGTATCGGCATCGACGCCGAACTTTTGACCAACCTTGACGAGGCTGTAGTTGCAGCCTACCGCAGCAAAGACCCTGACAGCGCCACCGGCGAGGCCTTGCGCGACATCGGCAAGATCTCCGGCGTACCGATCCGCGATGCGACCTACTCCATCGCCCCGATCGCTGTGGTCGGCCAAGCGGGAACTGCCATCCCTGCCGGCTCTCAGGTGCGCAGCCGCATCGACAACACCGTCTGGCTGACGACTTCCATCATCGTGATTGGCGTCGGCCAGACAGGTACCGGCTTCGCCTCCTGCTCTACCCCTGGCCGCGTCCTGGCATCGGCTGGCGAGCTGACCATCATCGGCACGCCGTACCCGGGCTGGTCATCGGTCAATAACAGCGAAGCCGCTGCCGGTGAAGATGCCGAGAGCGACACCGATTTCCGCAAGCGCCGCAATGACTCGGTAGCCCGCGCAGGCAGCAACATGCGCGACAACATGACTGCCAACATCGCCAGCGTGGCCGGCGTAACCGACGTAAAGGTGCTGGAGAACAGCAGCGACTCTCCGTTCGACAGTGACGGCGTGCCCTATTGCGGTATCGCGGTCATCGTCAATGGCGGCTCGGACGCCGACATCGGCCTGGCCATGTACCAGAAACACAACCCCGGAACGCCGATGCTGCCTCGCTACAGCATCAAGACCGACACTTGGGTCGATGCGCCGGGAGCCAATGGCGTCAAGGTGTCAGGGGTTTCGCCAGTGACCGGCAACCCGTACACCATGACCTTTCAGCGCGCCTCGGGCCTGCCGATCTTCGTAGCGGTGACCTACCAGAAAGAAGGTGACCTGCCGAGCGACATCGACGAGCAGATCAAGCAGGCGATCATTGCCGACTCGACGCGCCGCCTGTTCAACGGTGAAACGACCTCTGGCTTCAATCGCGGCGGGTATGACATTGGCGAAAAGGTCGTTCCGGGCCGTCTGTACACCCCGGTGAACAAGGTGCTTGGCAAGTACGGAGACAGTTACGTCACATCCCTGACCATTGGCCTGAGCGCCGGCGCCCAAGGCTTGACGCCGATTCAACCGACTATCGCCCAGATCGCCACCTTTGACGCCGATAACATTGCGGTCACGGTGATCCCATGAGCATGGATCGCGTCGCGCGCGCCAAGTCGCGCATCATCAACGAATACCGCGACAAGCAACGCATGGTGCGCTGGCTGACGATTACACCCGAGATCGCCAATCAGCACCTGGAAGCACCGCTGAGTCAGGTCTACGGCAGCTATGACGTGGACACGGTGAGTGGCGAAATGCTTGACGTGATCGGGCGTATCGTCGGCGCGCCCCGCCCAATCCTGCGCGCCGCTGACTTCGACGTGTTTGGGTATGCGGGCAACGACAGTTACACCAACTACAACGTCGCCCCTTACATCGGCGATGGCGAGGCCGTTGACGCGCCGCTGAACAATGACCTGTATCGCAAGCTGGTAAAGGCCAAGATCGCCCGCAACATCAGCGATGGCACGGCCGACAGCATTATCCAGCTGATTGAAATCATTGTCGGCGTAAAGGTCACGGCGCTGGTCGACAACCAAGACAAGTCGTTCGACATCGGCATCGCCGAGCCAATCGACAACACCACCATGTACTTGATCGAGAACTTCGACCTGATACCGCGTCCGCAAGGTACGCGCCTCGGCGAGATATTCATCCTGCCGGTGAACATTCCCGACATTGAATCGTCGTCCTCGCACATCTACGAATACGCCAACGTGACCCTTCCTGGAGATTTAGCCTAATGGCAAGACAGCCTTTTAATACGCGCTGGGCTCAGGGCGTGGAAACCGAGGACAGCCTGAATTCCTTCAAGGTGCCGAGCGATGTTCGACTGGCCACGGGCTGGGAGGGCGGACAGGACAAGGACGCCCCGCCTGCCGGGCACGAAAACTACTGGCACAACCGCGTCGACTCGGCATTGCAGGGCGTAGAGCGCAACGGAGTAATGGCTTGGCACGCGCAGGCGGTGTATGGGCTCGGCGCCCCAACTTACGCAAGCGACGGCAATTTTTACGAGAGCCTGGTCGCCTCCAACGTTGGCAATAACCCTATTTCAAGCTCGGGGTTCTGGCGTTA